AGTCGAGTCGGTGTTGAATGCCAGGGTTGCGGTTCCCGCCGTGGTGGGCTTTGTACCTGCATGAACGAACCCAAGCCCGGTAGAGTTGGCCTTGATGTATTGCTTGGTGTTGACATACAAAGCGCCCTGTACGATCACGGCGGTTGAATTGGCGTGGATATACTTCGATGTCCGGCCAGCATACAGATATCCATTGCTGATAAAGCCGGATGAGTTGGCGGTCAGTTTCTTGGATGTCTTACCTGAGAGATACAACGCGCCCGAGAAAATGTTACCAGTCGCGTTGCCGGTCAAGTAAAACGCCTTACCCGAAACTCCTAACCCGCCTGAGCTTTTGATTGCCGTCGAGTTGGCGGTCAAGTAGACTGCCTGCCCCGACAATCTTATTCCACCTGCAATCAAGAGAGCCGTTGAATTGGCGGTGACAAGATCGCTGGTAGTCGAGTAGTCATCGGCGCGGATGCCGCCGCCAGTCGGGATGATGAACTTTGATTTTGCGACATTGCCTCTAGCGGAGTTCTGTGGTCTAGCAACCATAGTTCACCTCCTACACAACGTCAGTGAAGTTGTAACCCAGATCGGAAGCAATCTGGACTTGATCCCAGGCCTCCAGGTGCTGAATAACATCCGAGTGAGAATTGTCGTCACGAACCCGATACAGCGAACCCTGTCCACCCCCGGCATCCCAGGCGAATGAAAGACCTGCGGTAGCGGAGTAGATGCCAGGATTCGGATCGACGTAGCATACCAGAGCGTCGTCGTCGATGATGGTTGTGGAAACGCTGAAGCTGGCAGCCTCATTGGTATTGGTGTAACTCGCCTTGCCAACCCAGTAGTTAGCCAGACCGAACAGACCCGCTAACGCGCCTTCGATGTTCTGAGCGTTAGCCTGCGTGGTGTACTTTATGCGGTCGATCACGTCCGGGTGGTTGCAAAGAGCCTGGTGGACGATGTGCCCAATGACCAGGGAGTTGGCATCGACGCCGGTATTCATGGAGATGGTTCTCTTAGCGGTCCCGACATCATTGACAGGATCGCCAGCGGCAAAATCATCCCAGTCGGTCGTGGAGCTATCGGTCGTGCCCCATCCAGAAGTCATGAAGTCACTAGAGAACGCAACTTCCTTGCGGATGAGTGAGGCCTGCGCCAGTTGGCGGACTGCCAATGTCTCTAAGTCCATCGGCATTTGGCTGTTCCGGCGGTTTTCATCGGGGATCCTTTCAGCGCCCGCGAATTCGACGCAGCTATAAGTTCCGGTCGAGACGCCAAACCCGAATTCAGGGAATGCGCCGCCTGGAGCGCGTTTCTTCAGAACGTCACGGAAAAAGTATTTCTTCGTGATCACATAGTAGGTCCCGCTATCAAACTGGACGGGCGGGAGGAATGGAAAGACTTTCGAGGCGATAAAGCGATCATCGGCCTGCATGTAACCAACTAAAAGGTTGGTGAGGACCTGTTCGATTGCCTGAACATCGTTATAAGTAGGTAGTGGCATCTGTCACCTCCCTTTTAGGAGAAACCAACGTGGAGTAGTACGCTGATGATTCCACCAGCGGTTGAATAGTTCTGTAAAGCGCGGCCTACGACGGTAGATGTGGTAGCGGTGTTGATGGTCTTCACCCTGCCGGTTGTGTCGCACTTCAAGAGATCGCCGTAGGTGACTGAGCTCTCACACAGCGCCTTGGCTACGCCCATGTGTTGAACCAACCCAGGAGCACCATCGGCGGGATCGTCTTGCAGGATGCCCATCAGCTTCGAGGTGCATGAAGTCCCTACCACAAAGGCCCCCACGGTCGATGCGAATTTCACGCAACTATATTGAGTGATCGTCCCAGATGCAACTACCCCAGGAACGAAGAACGAACTTGATTCAGAATATGCCATTTAATTTCCCTCCTTGTATTGTTTCTGTTAGTAGCCAGCCGCCTTGAACATTTCCGGCTTGTCGTGCGCCAGGATGATCATTGCTTCTGGATAAGATATTTCCTTTTCGGCTGCCAACGCTTTCACGGCTTCGTCAATGGTCTTGGATGGATCGCCCGCGCCTTCGCCGGTCGTCCCCAATTCGCCCAACAGTGCGCTCTCGTTGATCTGTGCCGATAGCGCCTTGAAATTCTGGATGACCCAGGCCGCGGTTTCGTCGGTCATGGCTGCCAACTTGTCAGCGTACTCAGCGACTTTAGTCTCTTTGAGTTGCGCAGCAAAACTGTCCCTCCGCGCAATGCGCGCCTTTTCGGCTTCCAGCGCCTGCATTTGTGCCTTGAGTTCATCACGCTCTTTCAGAGCTGCCTTGAATTCCTCTGGCACTTCCGGCGCAACTGGTTCGGCGGGTTCGCTTTCGTCAACCCGCTTGTTGAACCATGCTGTAAACTTGTCCCATAAAGTCTTGGGTACTTCTACATTCTCAATTCCCATGTGTTGTCCTCCTTTTAATTCAATGGTGTATAGTGCGGCGGCCTCTCCTAGTTTGGGTGTGTGTAGTAACGCATCGCCCCAAATCAGCGGGCCTTCGATTGGTTTTCCTGTTAATGGATCAACCATTCCGGTATCAGTCTCCCAATATACTTCCGGGGAGTGATAGCGATAGTCGCCCCGTTCTAATGCTTCGATGCCAGTCTTGTTATATTCAGGAATGGCATATAGACCACTCTCTCTTACTTCCAGTCCCACGATATGCCCGGCGGCGGGCGCGTTCTCAGCATGGCTTCCGATCTTGATGGGTGGCTTGAAATGTGGCAGCTTAAATGTCTTGGCAAAGTCTGATGTAAAACTCTGGTACATCTTGCCCCCGTCGTCATATAAGTCGCCTAACGGAAATAGGCGGTAAGGCTCTCCCGGGCGGGTGTAGACATATTCATCAACCAGAAAGACACCCGAATGTTGCTCGTTAGACATCATTGCCCCGATCTGCTTCTGTGCCTCTTCCGGCGTGGGATGACAACCAAAAGACTTCCCTTCTGGGTCGTCTTTCTTTACCACACAATGCTCTTCACCACGTTTCACAATCGTATAAGGCATTCCACCTCCACAAACAAAAAAGCGCCAAAATCATCAAATGATCTTGGCGCTCCGGCGCTCTAGGCGCTCCGGCGCTCTAACTATTATGTTGTTAGTGCAACCCCTATTTTACCACAGTTTTAGGTGTTTTGTTTTCAATTACCATCAACGCGTCAACCTTATACCCGCGCTTCACTAATCTTCCGTTATTATACAGGCACACACGCAGCCTTGGTAATTTGTTGCGTTTCTTCTTTAGCATTGACTGGCTCCGCTGGGTAATAATTCATTTTACCACAGCATGGACATCTAATCTCAATTCTGCTATTAGGAGGCAAGTAACCCCTGAATAGCAATCGGGAACAGTTGCGCCCACCTCTACAGCGGAAGTCGTACAAGTGGAAGTCGGTCATTACACTCCTTTCCTATCTAAGAACGCAGCCAATTGGTCAACCAACTTGTCGAATAGTTCCTGAATACCGTCAACAGAGGCTTCCAGGACAGTCTGTGGAATAGTCCACCAGCCTTGACGCCCTTTATAGCCTGGCTTGTGCATGTAGGCTTGCTCTGTGTCCCTATCGCCAATAGCATGCTTGGCATAGTCCAGGTTAGTGCCGAATGAGGCGGACTGCCAGCCTCCGCCCGATTCTGTTTTGTAGATAGACGGTTGACCCGAATGCGATCCGCTTGGCGAAACGCCTAAAGTCCTGCCTAGTGTTTCTGTACGCTCGTAACTATTAGGCTCAATCGGCGGGTATCCAGGCACCTTAGACCAGATAAGTAGCAATGCTAATTCAAGCGTTTTCTTCACGCCTGCGATGTATTGACGTGGAAACGCCGTAAATCTCTGGATAATTTCGTCTAGTCCCTCTACTTCGATGGTGACTGGCATTTATTCTCCTGCCTCGATAGCGGCTCCAATAATATCGCCTGCTTTAGACATGTCTACAACGGGCGACAAGTAACAACGGCAATTAACGTGCAAGGGTGGCGCAGTCGGTCCCCATCCCGCCCCCTCTGGCGTAAAGCCTTCGTCTAGTCCGACTTCTATTCCATTCAGGGGTGAACACACAGGACACACCAATTCATCGTTCCCCGTATTCCACCTGTTGCCACTGACAAATCCAGTCGTTCTCCAGGCTGCCTTGTTGCCCTCCGCGTACACGCGCGTAACCTCCGTGACTGCGATGCGTCTTGCTCTCCCGTCGTCATAAAGCGGGTTCAGTCTTGCCACCAGCGTATCAAACTTTTCGCCCGATCTTATCGAGTCATCAATTGCCTTGACTGTACGCCAGCGGGTAGTCTCTGTTATGCCCTTG